GAGATACTCGATGATATGCTTGTTGTTGAAGGCAATCTGCCTACCGGACATAAGACTACGGTGCGCACTGGGCTTCCGCAAGCTACATGGCGTTTACTTAATACTGGCGTTCCAAACGCCAAATCTACGACCGCTCAGATCGTGGATACTTGTGGCAACTTGGAAACGTACGCCGTCATCGACAAGGACGTGGCGGACCTTAATGGTAACACCGCTGACTTCAGACTCTCTGAAGTTAAAGCCTTTCTTGAGGGAATGAGTCAACAGGTAGCCGCCACGCTGATCTACGGCAACCAGTTCATCAACCCGGAAAGGTTCACCGGCCTTGCCCCACGCTACTCCACCAAGAACACCGCCAACTCTCAAACCGCTGCTAACGTCCTCGATGGCGGTGGTACAGCGTCAACTAACACTTCACTATGGATCGTCGTATGGGGACCAGACACCTGGCATGCGACGTTCCCGAAAGGTAAGGTTACTGGCCTACAGCATCGAGACATGGGTGAATGGCCTGTGCAAGACGGAGCCGGTAACACCTTCCAAGCCTACCGTGACCACTTCAAATGGGAGATCGGCCTTGTCGCAAGAGATTGGCGTTACGCCGTTAGGATCGCCAACATTGACATTACACAGCTATCTGGAGTCAATGCAGCGAACCTCATTAATCTCCTTGTGCGAGGACTGTATCGTCTGCCAACGGCTCCTGCTGGAGCTACTACGATCCAGACCTCGGATACCCCAGAGGTTCGGGCAAACATGGGTAGGACCGTTATCTACGCCAACCGTGTTATCCGAACATACCTCGATCTACAGGCTATGAACAAGACCAACGTCTTGCTTCGGATTGAAGAGTTCGAGGGCAAGCCTGTCACCACGTTCAGGAGCATTCCAGTCAGAACCTGTGATGCGATCCTGAACAACGAAGCTCAGGTCGTATAGGAGGCGATCATGATTCTTGACGGATTTCTTCAATTCACCGGCGCAAACGGCGACTCGCCTACAGCAACGGGCACGTCGACCAATATCATCGACCTCCATATGGCTGGCATTCCTGTCCTTGCTTCTGGCCAGGGTGCTAGGGATATGGGCATCGGCGATGATCCAGCCTTGAAACTTCTTGTCGAGGTCACTGCTGCGTTCACTGGCCTAACCACGCTTCAAGTTGCCTTGCAGGGTGCTCCCGACAATGGCGCCGGCCTTCCTGGTACGTTCGTGACGTGGTGGACTAGCCCCGCCTATGCATTAGCGACCCTGGGTGTCGGCGCCAGACTTTATGACATGGACATGCCGAGGCCGCCAGATGGTGTGGTTGTGCCAAGGTTCCTTCAACTCGCCTATACCATCGCAGGTACAGGCACAGGTGGAACGATCAAGGGCTTTATTGTCCTCGATCGCCATGACCAGATGTACAACACAACCAACAACGCAATCCTCGGTGGCTATCCGCCTGGGGTAGTGGTAGCGAATTGATGACTCGACGATCTGCGTGGTTCCTGGGGGTTGCGCTTGCAGCCCTCGGGACCGCCCTAGCGGTAGGGCAGCAGCTAACACCATCTGGCCTAAGCGGCAATGAAACTTGGTCCGTAGCTACCGGTGGTCCTGGTGGGCCAAGTACGTTTATTACCACTAACCACGTTCGCAATACACAGAGCTACACGGTAACGTCACAGGCAACCGGCGCAATAACCGCCACGCCTAACGTCGTTGGGTATATCTTCACAGCGGCGTTGACTGGTGCTGTGACCCTAACCGCTCCAGCATCGCCATATGATGGCCAGAAGATAGCCGTAAGCAACGGTACCGGTGCTGCATTTACTCAGACTGTCACGCTGACGGCAGCTACTGGTCAAACCGTGGTTGGTGGTGCTTGTGCCACCGATCCTGCTGGTGCGACGTGTGCATGGATATACACAGCTGCGGCACAAACTTGGTACAGGATACAGTGACATGAAACGCTTGTTCCTCCCGCTGGTACTGCTGGCGCTCCTTGCGGGGTGCCAGCCTTCTTCGGCGCAACAAGCGGGTGCGCAGCAGGTTTACTGTGGTCGGGTGCTTACTGTCAGCGCAGGTGCTACATCAATCACCGCAGCTGTAACCGCCACTCCTGCTCAGGTCATCGCAGTCTGCGGTGTTTCGATTAATGCTGGTGCAGCTGCGGCAACGTTCCAGTTGACAGTTGGTACAGGTACTAACTGCAATGCCAACACCGTGAACATTACGCCAATATGGACGCTTGGCATAGATGGCGTGATGGTGGATACGCATCCTGTAGCTTGGTATTCGACGCCATCGGGGCAAGTGACTGGGTTATCGTGGCAGCTGTGCTATACAATCACAGGTACAGGCCCAATGAATGCTAACGTGTACTACCATCTTTATGGAGGCTGAAATGGCAAGATGGCGATCGCAAGGCGCTTTTGTAATTAACCATAAGAGCTACAAAGCCGGTCAGACATACGCCGATACAACTGGCAACGCTGTAGCCGGAGATGTGGTCTATGCTCCATTCGGTACTAGCGGCGGATTAAGTCCATTGCTTGTCCCGCTTGATGGTGCAGCAACCACATTGAAGAACGCAAGCCGGTTCGCTAACGACCCCGTCCCTTGCACTATCACCGGCGTTAACTCGATTGGGTGACACATGGCTAGATGGCGATTACTAGAACCACACTACCTCAATGTCCCAGGAACCGAATGGGAATATAAAGAATCGGATCGAGAAACAGGTCGGCAAGCTAGGCGAGTCTTTGCGGTCCCACTTTACCTCAACCCTGACATCGTTACGGACCAAAACGACAAAGAAAATGGCTGGGTTGTGGTCAGTCATAAGTTCGACAAGGCTCACCCTAAAGATTACGTTTTCAGTGGCCCACCCACGCCTAACATGGAACCTATCGACGACGAGGCTGAACGGATCAGCCAAGGATACGTCGACCGAGGGGAATGGAGGCACCCCATCGAGTCCCTCAACATGACATACTCTCAGAGCGTATTGAGCGAGTTCGAGCAGAAATTAGCGTCGATGCTGGCTGGCCGAGTTGATATGACCCCACCGCCAAACATCTCAACTAACGGCGTAACGCAGAAGCAATTCGACGAACTTCAAGCTACCGTCAAGCAATTGATGGAACAGAATGCTTCGCTGCAAAATCAAGTGTTGGAAGCTGCAAAACCTAAAGGGTTCGTAAGGCGCATGTGATGGACCTAGATCAATCGGGTAATGCTTGGCAACGTGCTAGAACCTATCTAGGTCCTTCGCTTGGTTGGGTGGACGTACAAGTTCGCCCAACCAGATTCATAACACAGGCGGGAACATACAACATCTTGCCCGGTGATAGCGTTATATTTGTCAACGTCGCTGGAACTGTAGTCATCAATCTCCCTGATGTCAATCGATGGGTTAATGAATTCGCTTACCAACCTGCCACAGGATTTGAACGAGCCATTTGGATTAAAGACTTGGGCAACGCAGCGAATTTCCCAATTCAAGTCGTGCCATTCGGAGCGCAGGTTATCGACAATCTAGCGATGATATTCCAGATCGCACAGAACCGACAACTGCTTCGGTTATATCCGTTCAACGAACTCAACGGTTGGTGGACAGGATGAGAAAGCTACTTCTCGCCACTACGCTGCTGGTTCCGGTTGCTGCGCTAGGGCAGGACCTACCGCAGTATTCAGTTCCGTACTCAGGTGGCCCAGGTGTTGTTGGCTGGCTCAGAGTTGGTCCTTGTGCACCGGGTCAAGCGATTGGTTGGGCCACCACTAACTCTCCACCAGTCTGTGTAACCTCTGGTGGTGGAGGCGGTGGAGGTATAACCACATTCGTTCCAACTGCGCCGATAACTGGCAACATAGCTGGAACGCAGCTTAGCGTCGGAATGGCCCTAGACCATAACTTCGCCGTGGTCAGTGGTGGCCTTGGGTTTGCTAATATCGCTTCTGGCCATCTGATCGCTAACCCAACCGCTACCAACTCCGAACCAACCGATACATCCGTCAGCGCATTGTTCGACCAAGCCTTCGGCGCAGTTAATGGGTCGATCATTCAACGCAATGGCAGTTGGATAGTTAATCAGGTTTCAGGCGATGGGACACTTTCTGCGGCTGGCGTGCTGGCTGTTACTCGTATTAACGGTGTTACTTTTCCTGCTGCTGCTCCAAGTCTCAACACAGTCCCGGTTGTTACATCAGCCAGTACAGTTAGCTGGCAAACCATTCCTAACGCATCTTTACAGAATTCGGTGATAACGCTGAACTCTGGGTCCGGTCTGACTGCCCCTGGAGCTATGGCGTTAGGTGGCACGTTTAGCTTAGGTGCTACCAGCGATATCCCACAATTCGCCGGTGTGAAGCTGACAGGCGCAATCCGCCCCGTTACCGACTCAACCGCCGCCGTCACAATCGGTAACGCTGCCGCCACCAACTCGATCGTTAGGGTTGACACCACAAACAGCCGAGTTGGGATAAACAAGGTCCCGGGTGCCTTTGACTTCGACACAGCAGGCCCGGTAAATGTCGGAAGTACATTGACATTCGGGACCTTGTCCCCATTATCCCTAGGTACATCAACATCAACAATAACCGGCCTAACAGTCAACAACACACCAAATTCATCTAATGACTACTTCCTCTACTATTCCGCAGCCGACAACGCAATCCGCAAATGTACATTAGGTGCTTGCTCTGCGGCTGGAGCATCAGGGGTTACGTCCCTGAATGGTCTGACTGGCGGCCTGAACATAACTGCCGGTACTGGTATCTCGATCGCAACTCCGGGTGGTGGTGCCATCCAAATCACCAACACAGGCGGCGGCGGCGGAGGCGTGGGCACTATCGTAGGCACAGCGCC